GCTGGTGGTAATACTGCTTTTGGTGGTAATTTAGCTGTTGGTCATTTCACGGATACTACAATTCCATTAGAAGTGAGGGGTTCTACAACTGCTTTACCAGCTTTAGGGGCAGCTCCATTACAAGCTAAATTTGGTGCATCTGCTTATGGTACTTTATTTACAACATTAGGTACTGGTAGTGGTTATATTCAACAAGGTAGAACAGATGGTATCGCAACAGCCTATGATTTACTTCTTCAACCTTTAGGTGGTAATGTAGGTATAGGTAATACTTCTGCATCTTACAAACTAGATGTAACTGGTGATGGTAGGTTTACATCAACAGTAACTGCAACTAACTTTATATTAAGTTCAGATAAGCGATTAAAGAAAAATATTAAAAGTATTAGCTCAGATGACTATGTTAATGTTGATTGGAAAACTTTTGAACTTAAAAATACTACCCAAAAAAGATATGGTGTAGTTGCACAAGAATTAGAAAAAGAAAATCCTGAGTTTGTAAGAACAGATGATAAAGGAATGAAGTCAGTAGCTTATATAGATTTATTAATTGCTAAGATTGCTGAATTAGAGGCGAGATTAGAAAAAGCAGGAATATAATGGCTGTACCAAATACAACAACGTTTAGTTTACAAGATGTAGTAAATGAGATTAACCCTACCACAGATGATCTGGTAGATTGTGTGGCAGACGCTACCTTAGGACAATATGATGCAACATACTTCACAGCACCGGCTACAAGTTTACTAGAATTTAGAAATTATGGTGCAATAACATCGGAAGGTCCTTTATTACCAAGTACTGGTGCTACTGGGGGTGGTGCGGGTGATGCTTGGTCAAATCCTACTCGTATTCAAAATGATACTGGAGATGATGCAGCTAATTCAGCATCTTCTTTTATATCAGCCTCTGGAACTTCGGAATACTTAAATGCTACCAATTTTGGTTTTGCAGTTGCAGGAACTCCTGTTGGTATTGAAGTAGAAATAAGTAGATCACCTTCAGTTGGGGCAGAAACCTACGCATTTGATAATACAGTACAATTAATAGTTGGTGGGGCAGGTGCAGGTAGTAATAAAGCAGTAGGGCCTACTTGGGCTAGTGGGTATAGCCATATAACTTATGGTGGACCTACAGACTTATGGGGCTTAACACCATCTACTGCACAAGTCAATGCTTCTAACTTTGGTGTAAGACTATCGGTAGATAATACTAATGTAGGTAGTGGGGTTAATGTATTCGTAGCTCATATTAAAGTAACCATCTATTGGTAAAATTTAGTAAATCAGTAATTAACGTAATAATAAGTTATATAACAAGTTAATTAAATTAAATAAATAATTATGGCAAAAGTAAAAACATTAAAAAAGGAACAAGTACTTGCAGGTGAAGACCTCAAGAAGTTACAAGAGTACTACGGATTTACTAATAATCTAAAGCAACAAATTGCAGAGGCAGAATTGAGTAAGTTATCTTTAGTAAATAAATACAGTCAAGCAGACGTAAATTTCAAAAAGTTTGCAGAAGGTCTAGAACATAAGTATGGTGTAGGTATTGCAATAGATATGGCTACTGGTGAATATAAGACTGTAGAAGAAGAAGAAGAAAACAAAGATGGGACTGATACGAAAAATTAGTATTGGGCCAGATTATAAGACTGCCATGCATTACTCTGTTGATCAGATAGTGTATGGTGGTCATATTATAGTGGATATTCAAGAACTAGAAACAAAATATGTTATATTAATAGAGAAAGATAGTGAAATTAAAGAGTGGAAAACATTTAACAAACACATGGGAGTATCTATTGAATATAACATCGACTTTGACTAAATGAAAAGTGTGCATGACTACCTAATAACTCCAGAAGGAGAAAGATATAATAATGTAAGTGAATCAGGTTTAATCCTTAATACGGAAATGCAGAATCACAATTATGTAAATCGTGAAGCTATAGTACTTAGTACACCCGCTTTAAGTGATATGTCTGGGATCGAAATAGGAGATAAGGTATTAATACATCATAATATATTTAGACGCTTTAGGGATGTCTATGGGAACGAAAAGAACAGTAGAGCTTATTACAAAGAAGATCAATATCTTTGTCCATTAGCTCAAATATATATGGTTGATAAAGGTAATGGGTGGGAAGCACTACCAGGTTACACATTTGTACAACCAATAAAGGAAACACGAAAATTCAGTAGCAATAAGGAAAAGCCTCTATGGGGTATTGTAGTTTTCGCAGATAAGGAACAACCAGAAGTTAAGGTAGATGACGTCGTGGCATTTGGTCCTAGTAGTGAATTTGAATTTGTCGTTGACAATAAAAAAGTCTACCGTATTTTATCTTATAATATTACAATAAATAATGGACGTAAAAGAGACGAAGTTGCGTATAATCCAGGCTGGGCAAAGGGCAGTTGAAGAATTAATTAAAGTAGCGGAAGAACCAATTATTGGGGCTAAAGGTACTATGATTATTGAAGGTGAAGAAGTACCAATGAGCAGTGATGAACTATCAGCAGATAAACTTAAAAATGCAGCAGCTACTAAAAAATTAGCAATATTCGATGCTTTTGAGATACTTACACGTATTGAAGCAGAGAAAGCAATCTTAGATGATAAGCCAGTGGAAGATAAGAAACCAACTGGGGGATTTGCTGAAAGACGTTCAAGGAAAAAATAATGAAAACGTACGAGCAACAACTATATAAAATTATAACCCCAATTCCTATTAATAAACTTAAAAGGTTTAATAAATCAAAGAAATGGGAGTACGGATATAATAAAGATCATGATATCATTATTATAAGTAAAGATGGTACTATAGGTGATGTCTACGAAATTTTTAGTGATGGTAACACAACAAAGGGTTTAAAAGTAGCACTACCAAAAGTTCCTGGCAAGGTTAATAAGAATGCACAGAATCCCACAGATCAAAGATGGACAGTAGCAGAAGAACCAAAAGAATTACAAAGAATTAACAGTATATTTGAGTGGGAGGCTATGCCAACCGCTTTTAAAGATAAATGGTTTCCTTACATTGATGAGCAATTTGATTTTAGGGAAAAAGGTTATTGGTTTATGAATAACGGTGAGGCTACATATATAACAGGTAGTCACTGGGTTTATCTACAACATTCAAAGATTGATGTTGGTAAAGCCGATTTTAGGGAGTCAAACAGAATATTTTATATTTTCTGGGAGGCCTGTAAAGCAGATTCAAGATGTTATGGAATGGATTATCTTAAGAACAGACGTTCTGGGTTTTCATTTATGGCATCAGGTGAAACGGTTAACTTAGGTACACAACTTTCAGATGCGCGTTTAGGTATTTTATCTAAGACTGGTGCAGATGCTAAAAAGATGTTTACAGATAAGGTTGTACCTATATCACTTAACTACCCATTTTACTTTAAACCAATACAAGACGGTATGGACCGTCCGAAAACAGAATTAGCATACAGAGTTCCTGCAACTAAGTTGACGAAGAAAGGAATGATGAAAACTCAAGGAGATCCAGATCAAGATTTTATGGATCGTATGGAAGGCCTTGACACTACAATTGACTGGAAGAACACTGGTGATAACTCCTATGATGGTGAGAAATTAAGATTACTAGTTCATGATGAAAGTGGTAAGTGGGAAAAACCTAATAATATTTTAAATAACTGGCGTGTAACAAAAACATGTTTACGTCTTGGTAGTCGTATCATCGGTAAATGTATGATGGGATCTACTTCTAACGCATTAGATAAAGGTGGATCAAACTATAAGAAAATGTGGTATCAATCAGATATCAACAAACGAAATCGTAATGGACAGACTAGCTCGGGATTATATTCTTTGTTTATCCCAATGGAGTGGAATTACGAGGGATACATTGATTCTTATGGACATCCTGTCTTCGATACTCCAAGAGAACCCATCATTGCACTTGATGGTTCCTATATCGAAATTGGTGTAATTGAACACTGGGAGAATGAGGTAGATGGTTTAAAAGATGATGCAGATGGTTTAAATGAATTTTATCGTCAGTATCCAAGAACAATAGAACATGCTTTTAGAGATGAGACTAAAAATAGTCTATTCAATTTAGCTAAGTTATACGAACAAATAGATTATAATACGGGTACCAAATATCAAGGATTAGTTACTAGGGGTAATTTTCAGTGGCGAGATGGTATTAGAGATACGCAAGTACAGTGGGTACCAAATCCTAATGGAAGATTCTTTTTATCCTGGACGCCTGACCCACATTTACAAAATAATATAATAACAAAAAATGGAGGAAAATTTCCAGGGAATGAACACATGGGTGCTTTCGGTTGTGATAGCTACGATATATCAGGTACTGTTGGTACTAGGAGTTCTAACGGTTCTCTACACGGACTTACAAAATTTAGTATGGAAAATTGTCCGCCCAATTTATTCTTTCTTGAATATATCTCGAGACCGCCTACAGCGGATATCTTCTTCGAGGACATCTTAATGGCGTGTATCTTTTATGGTATGCCAATATTAGCAGAGAATAACAAACCAAGATTATTATATCATTTCAAACAAAGGGGTTATAGAGGTTTCTCTATGAATAGACCAGATAAAGTTTGGAATAAGTTATCAGTAACAGAAAAAGAAATTGGTGGTATACCAAATTCAGGACAACAGATTATACAAGATCATGCTGCAGCATTAGAAATGTATATTGATAAACATGTAGGCCTTCAACCAGATGGCACGTATGGTACAATGTACTTTAATAGAACGCTTAATGACTGGGTAAAATTTGATATAAATAAAAGAACTGATCATGATGCGAGTATAAGCTCAGGGTTAGCAGTTATGGCATGCAATAGAAATCTATATAGACCTACTGCCCCAAGAGCAATAAATAAAATAGACCTAGGAATTGGTCGATACAATCAGAGTGGTGGACGCTCTAAATTAATTACAGAATAATAGATATGGCTGAGTCAGTTATAAAAAGTTATTTCCCGAGTCAAATAGCATCGGATCTTGAAAAAGAAGGTGTAGATTACGGATTGAAAATTGCAAAAGCAATAGAACAAGAATGGTTTAAAAGTGATTCTGGGGAAAATAGATTCTCTAGTAATCAAACAACTTTCCATAATCTTCGTCTATACGCAAGAGGAGAACAATCTATACAGAAGTATAAAGATGAACTTGCCGTTGATGGTGATTTATCTTACTTGAATTTAGATTGGAAGATAGTTCCGATTATACCAAAATTTGTTGATATCATTGTTAATGGTATTACTGAAAGACAGTTTAAGGTTAAGGCATACTCAATTGATGAGTATGGTGTATCTAAACGTACAAAGTATATGGAAAGTATCTTACGAGATATGGACACTCAGGAGTTAACTGCATTTGCAGCTGAACAGTTTGGTGTTAATCTTAGTGAGAATAATCCAGTTAATTTACCAGCTGACCAAGAGGAGTTTGATTTGCACATGCAAATGAACTATAAAGATAGTGCAGAAATTGCAGAAGAAGAAGCTATCAACAAAGTGTTTGCAGATGCTAAATACCCTGAAACTAGAAAACGAGTTGTGTACGATGTTACTACTATTGGTATAGGCGTAACTAAAACTGGTTTTAACACCGCAGAAGGTATTACTGTAGATTATGTAGATCCTGCAAATTTTATATGGTCATATACAGAAGATCCTTATTTTAAGGATGTTTATTATGCAGGTGAAGTTAAAACAGTGCATGTAACCGACCTAAAGAAATTATATCCACATTTAACAAATGAAGATTTAAAGTCAATTACACAACAAGGAGTTCAACAATCAAATTACTATAATAGGTCAGCATCGACAACAAATGAAATCGATTCTAACTCAGTACAAGTATTGTTTTTTGATTATAAGACTTACATGCATGAAGTGCATAAAATAAAAACCACAGCAACTGGTGCAGAAAAAGCAATTAAGAAAGATGATAGTTTTAGTCCACCTGAAGATTTAACAGGAGATTATACAAAAACAGAGAGATCGCTAGAAGTATTAATGGAAGGCGCTTATATTTTAGGTACTAACTTAATGGTTAAATGGGCTAAGGCTGAAAATCAAGTAAGACCTAAGTCAGCACTTCAAAAAGTTAAAATGAATTATAGTATATGTGCACCACGCATGTACAAAGGTAAAATAGAATCTACTGTTAGTAGAGTTACTGGTTTTGCCAATATGATTCAATTAACACATTTAAAATTACAACAAGTATTATCAAGAATGGTACCGGATGGTATCTATGTAGATGCAGATGGACTTGCAGAAATCGATCTTGGTAATGGTACAAACTATAACCCAGCAGAAGCAATGAAAATGTTTATGCAAACAGGTTCGGTTGTAGGAAGATCCTTTACAGGTGAAGGTGATATGAATCCAGGTAAAGTACCTATTCAAGAATTATCTTCAGGTTCAGGTAATAATAAGATTCAATCTTTAATCAGTACGTATAACTACTATTTACAGATGATACGTGATGTGACTGGATTGAATGAAGCACGTGATGGTAGTATGCCAGATGATCGTGCTTTAGTAGGTGTTCAGAAATTAGCTGCGGCAAACTCAAACACAGCTACAAGACATATTGTTGATGCAGGTGTATCTATTACACAA